ATGGGCACCGATCTCGAAATCTTGCGGCCGCGGGGTCGCGGACGCCCCACTCTCTATAACGCGGCTTACTGCGACCGGGTGCTGGAACTCGCAGCCGAGGGCTGCTGCAAGGCCGAAATCGCCGCCGCGCTCCATGTGAGCGTGAAGACGCTCACCGCCTGGACCAAGGCACATGAGGAGTTTCGCGACGCGATGATCCGGGCCAAGGAACTCGAATATGCATGGTGGCTCGCCGCCGGTCGCAAGGGCCAGTTCATGCGAACGTGGAACGCGAGCGGCTGGGCGCTTCAGATGCGAAACCGGTTCCGCAAGCGCTTCCGCGACAAGCCGCCGCCGCTGCGTGAGGAAAACCCGGAGGACAGCGTGAATGCCGAGCAACTCCGGGACGAAATGGAACGCAAGCTTTCTCGCATCGCTGACGCCGGAGCGGAGAGCGGACTTCCTCTCGCAACTGACGGCAAGGGAGCTGGAAAGCCTCCGATTTGATTGGGCATTCTGGGCAAGGCCCGAACAACGTGAGCCATCCGGCGACTGGCATACCTGGCTCATTCTCGCCGGACGCGGTGCCGGAAAGACGCGCACCGGCGCCGAATGGGTGCGCGCATGCGTCTGCGGGCCGACGCCGCTCTCGGGCGGACGATATTCGCGCGTGGCACTGGTGGCCGAGACGGCAGCAGACGCGCGCGACGTGATCGTGGAGGGGCCGAGCGGCCTTCTTCCCATCCATCCGCGCGGCTTTCGCCCGAAATTCGAGCCGTCCAAGCGTCGGCTGACCTGGCCGAACGGCGCGGTCGCGATGCTCTACAATGCGACGGAGCCGGATCAGTTGCGCGGGCCGCAGCACGACGCGGCGTGGTGCGACGAACTCGCGAAGTGGCGTTATGCACGCGAAACCTGGGATATGTTGCAGTTCGGCCTCCGGCTCGGCCATGACCCCCGTCAGATTGTGACCACGACGCCACGCCCCATTGCAATTATTCGCGAATTTCTCGCCAAAGAGGGGCATGGCGTCGTCTTGACGCGCGGCAGCACGTATGACAATCGCGCCAATCTGGCGCAAAATTACTTTAATACGATTGTGAAAAGTTACGAAGGTTCAAGACTTGGGAGGCAGGAAATCAATGCAGAACTCCTGGACGACGTTGCTGACGCTCTTTGGACGCGATCTATGCTGGATCGGCACCGCGTTGCTCGGGGAGCTTCGCTTCCCCGGCTTGACCGTGTTGTGGTGGGGATCGACCCCGCGGCACGCCCAAGCGGGGCGGGTGATAAGACTTCAGAAACTGGGATTGTCGTCTGTGGCCTCGGCGAAGACGGTCGCGGTTACGTCCTTGACGATCTCTCCAACCGACAAGGACCAATGGGTTGGGCTCAAAAAGCGGTCGCAGGCTTCGACAGGTACGAAGCGGACGCCGTGGTGGTCGAGATAAACCAGGGCGGCGCGATGGTGGAGACGGTGCTGCGAGCGGTGCGCGGCGGGCTGCCGATCCGGGCGGTTCGCGCGAGCCGCGGCAAGACCGTGCGAGCCGAGCCCATCGCCGCGCTTTATGCGCAGGGCCGCGTGAGCCATGTTGGCGCGTTGCCGACACTCGAAGATCAGATGGTGCAGTTCACGCCCTTCGGCATCGAGGGCGACGGCGCGGCCGACCGCGTCGATGCGCTGGTGTGGGCGCTGGCCGACCTGTTCCCGCGCATGATCCGCCCCGTGCCCGACGCCGCGACATGGGATGACGAACGCGGCGGCGAGAGCTGGCTCGCTTGAATATGTGGTGCAACAGGCCAAGCCCAGAACTCCTCAACCGCGCAGCCAGTTTTCGCACAGCAAGCCGTCGATGCGGGCGAACTCGCGTTCATTGGCCGTTACGAGAGTGCAGCCAAGTGCGATGGCGTGTGCGGCGATGAAGAGATCGTTTGAGCCAATGGGACGCCCCGCTTTTTCAAGACGGCTGCGAAGCAAGCCATAGATTTCATCTGCCGGAGCTTCGAACGGCTCTATCCGAAGTCGCAGCAGAACTCCTTCCACACGCGCCGTCAGTTTTGTCGAGGCTTTCTTAGCGGCGCCATAACGCAATTCAGCCGCCACGATGATACTCGTGCAAACCGATGGCACGCCTACCCTCTCAATTTGGCGCGCAACATCGCCATGAGGATTGCGAACAAGGTCCGATAGAATATTCGCGTCCAGAAGATAGACCATCACAGATCAAAAGGTTCGGGCGGCAAATCTTCTATTTCAGGAAAGTCCTCGTCGAGGGGATCCAGCGTCGCCAAATATTCCAGAAGAGAGAGTTTCCGCATCGGCTCGATGATGAGCTTGTCGCCTTCCTTGCGCATGATCGCCTCGTCTCCCGGCAATTCGAATTCGCGCGGGATGCGGACGGCCTGATTGCGCCCGTTTTTGAAAAGTTTGACCTGACGCTCCATTCACTACCCTCAGACATATGCCAATAGCATATGCCAAACGTCGTTGAACTGCAAGCACGCGCGTCACCGCCCCAAAGAGGTTCCCTTGCCCCACATCGACATCGTTCGGGAGGCGCGGGAGCGCCTCGCAGCCGCATGGCTGCAGGATCGCGAGAACCGCGAAGATGCGTTCACCGATCTGAAGTTCCTCGTGGGCGACCAGTGGCCCGCCGCCGTGCGCCAGCAACGCGAGGCGCAGAGCCGCCCGTGTCTCACCATCAACCGCCTGCCGCAATTCGTGCATCAAGTCGCCAACAGCGTGCGCATGAACCCGCCGCAGATCAAGGCCATCCCGGCGGGCGGCGCGGCGACGGAAGCGCTGGCGGAGATCTATTCCGGCCTGTTCCGGCATATCCAGTATCGCTCGAACGCGACGCACGTCTTCGCGCATGCGGTCTATTACGCGGTCGCGTGCGGCATCGGCCATTTCCGCCTTGCCACCGACTACGTGGACGACAACGCCTTCGAGCAGGAAATCCTGATCAAGCGCATCCAGCATCCGCTCTCGGTTTTCTGGGACCCGGCTGCCATCGAGCCGAGCCGCGCCGATGCCGATTACTGCCTCGTGTCGGAGATGATCGGCCGCAACGAATTCGAGGCGCGCTTCCCCCATGCGGCCCCCGCCGACTTCGACACGCCCGCCGATGGCAGCGCGGAAAGCAGCCTGTTCTGGGCAAGCCGCGATGCCGTGCGCGTCTGCGAATACTGGGTGAAGCGGCCAGTCGAGCGCGCCATCGCAAGGCTCGCGCGCGGCGAGACAGTGGACATCACCGAGGTCGACCCGGCGGAGCTGCCGCGGCTCGGCATCGTCGCTACGCGCAAGGTTCGCTCGCACAAGGTGGAGCGCTGGCTGCTTTCGGGCAGCGAGGTACTCGAAGGACCGAACGCCTGGGCCGGGCGCACCATCCCGATTTTTCCGGTGATCGGCGCGGAAACCGCGCTCGAGACGAAAACCGTCCGCAGCGGTCTCATACGCGCCGCGCGCGACCCGCAGCAGCTCTATAATTTCTGGCGTTCGGCGGCGGCAGAAGCCATCGCGCTCGCGCCGCGTTCGCCGTTCCTCGCAACGCCAGCCATGATCGCAAAATTCAAGAGCCAGTGGGACACGCAGAACAGTGTCGCGCGCCCCTATCTTCTCTACGAGCCGGACCCCGATGCACCAGGCAGCCGCCCGATGCGCGAGCCGCCGCCGGACGTACCGACCGCGCTGACGCAGGAAAGCGCCATCGCCGCCGACGAGATGAAGGCGACGACGGGCATCTACGACGCAGCGCTCGGCGCGCGGTCGAACGAGATTTCCGGCGTGGCCATTCGGGCGCGTGAAAATCAGGGCGGCAACGCGGCGCTGCACTATCAGGATAACCTGATGGCGACGCTTCATCATCTCGGCAAGGCGCTGATCGACCTCGTGCCGAAGATTTACGACAGCGAGCGGACGCTTCGCATCATGCGAGAGGACGACAGCCAGGAGCCCGTGCGCATCAATGCCGCCGTGATGGGCGTCGACGGCAAGCCCATGCTGCTGAACGACCTTTCGCAAGGCGTCTACGACGTCCGCGTGAAGATAGGACCGGCCTACGCCACGCGACGCTCGGAGGCTGCCGACGCGATGCTTCAGTTCATCCGCGCCGTGCCGCAGGCGGCGGGCATCGCGGGCGATCTCGTCGCGAAGACCATGGACTGGCCGGGCGCCGACGAAATCGCGGCGCGGCTGAAGCGCACGCTGCCGCCGCAGGTCACGGGAGAGGCGGCATCGCCCGAGGTTCGGGCCGCGCAGGCGCGCCAACAGGCGCTCGCCGAAGCCGAACTCGCCCGCGCCCAAAGCCTCGCCGCCAAGTCCGGCGCGGATGCCGCCAAGGCCGAGGCCGTCGCTCAACAGGCCGCACTCGACGCCGCGAAGGCCGAAGCGGAACTCAAGGCGAGCGGCATGGCTCCCGCAGGCCCCGCCGCCCTCTAGTTTCTTCCATCAGCAAAAGGACCGCGCATGACCATCCCCGGCGATACCCCGTTGGCGGACGAAGCCGCCCTGGCTTTTTCCGCCCTTCAAGACGATGCGAGCGAGGCCCCAGACAGAGGCGGCGCCGCACAGCGCAAAGGCGCGCCCGGAAAGGCACGCGTCGAACGGCTCATCCGCGACAAGGAGGTCGCCGACGCCCTCGCTCAAACGAGCGCGGCTCAGGCGGATGCGCTTCGCCAGCGGTTGCAGAACGCGGGGCGCCCGCAGGATTACCGCACGCCCGAAGACTACACCCGTGCCGTGGCCGAGCAGGCCGTGCGCGAGGTCGGCGCGGAGATCCTCGCCCGGCAGGCCGAGCAGGCTCGCGAGATCGCGGCTCGCGCCGCTTACGACGCCTGGGGGGAAGCGACCGCCGCATTCCGCGAAAAGGTCCCGGACTTCGACGAGGTGGCCCACAATCCGAACCTCGCCGTCACGCCGATCATGGCGGAGGCGATCCGCGAAACGCCGCGAGGCGCGGAGATCGCCTATTACCTCGGCAAGAATCCCGGCGAGGCCGCGCGCATCGCGGCGCTTCCGCCCGTCAGTCAGGTGATGGCAATCGCGCGGCTCGAAACCCGGCTCGACACTGCGCAAGCCGCAGTCAGCCGTGCGCCCGAGCCGATCGGCGCGCTCACCGGGCGCGGCGGCAATGCGGGCAAGCCGCTCGACCAGATGACCTTCGACGAATACCGCCGCGCGCGCGGCTACTGACGAATCCAACGGCAATCGGCCCTTTTTCGAGCCCGCTTCACGGCGCGGAACGGACAGGCGCGCTTCCCTCAATCCAAGGAGCCTCCCCGCATGGCCTCTACCCTTCTCACGCCGAGCCTCATCGCCAAAGAAAGCCTGATGCAGCTCGACAATAACCTCGTCGCCGCGAAAATGGTGTATCGCGCCTACGAGGCCGAATTCGGCGAAACGAAGATCGGCGACACGCTCACCATCCGCAAGCCGGTGAAATACGCCGTCCGCTCCGGCTCCGTCGCGCAGATGCAGGACGCGACCGAAGGCAAGGTGCACATCAAGGTCGACACGCAGCGCGGCGTCGACCTGCGCTTTCCGACGAAAGACCTGACGCTGTCCATCGACCGTTTCGCCGAGCGCTATCTGAAGCATCCGATGATCGCGCTCGCCAATCAGGTCGATCTCGACGTGCTGTCCCTCTACAAGGCAGTGTGGAACTGGGTCGGCACGCCGGGAAAAACGCTCGACGGCTACAGGTCGTTCATCGCCGCGCCGCAGCGCCTCGATGAAATGGCGGTGCCGACCCCGCGCACGGCGTGCCTCTCGCCCGCCGATTTCTACGGCATGGCGTCCAGCTTCACGAGCCTGCATGTGCCAGACGTGGCGAAGACCGCGCTTGAGAAGTCGCGCCTTCCGCTCGTCGGCAATACCGACTGTTACGCCTCGCAAAATGTCGTCAGCTACACGGTCGGCAATCACGCGGGCACGCCGGTGATCTCGGCCGTCGCCTCGGCAAACGGCGTCACGAATACGGGCGTCACGACGTGGCTCGCCGCGAAGGACTCGGACGAGACGGCGATCCTCGTGGACGGGCTGACGCCGGGCGCCATGCTCAATGCGGGCGACGTCTTCACCCTCGCGGGCGTTCACGCCGTGAACCCTGTCACGAAGCAGGTTTTGCCCTATCTCCAGCAGTTCGTCGTGAAGGCGCCCGTTACGGCAACCGGCAACGCCGACGCGCTTACGATCTCGCCCGCGATCATCGTATCTGGCCAGTATCAGACCGTGAGCGCGGCGCCTGCAGCCAACGCGGCGCTGACATTCGCGGGAACGGCGGGCGCCAATTATCCGCAGAACCTCGTCTTTCATGAGAACGCCTTCGCGCTCTGCATGGTGCCGATGGAACTGCCCGAGGGGGCCAGCAAGAAGGCGCGGCAGAGCTACAACGGGCTCTCGATCCGCGTCATCTGCGACTACGACATCGTCAACGACATCAACATGTGGCGGCTCGACATCCTTTACGGCGTGAAGCCGATCTACCCCGACCTAGCCACGCGCCTTTCCGGGTCGGCGGCGTAAGCCGCGAGCGTCAGCAACCGGGCACAGCCCCGGCAGACCGCGCACCACTTGTCCAGAACCGAGGAGCTATTCCATGCCCGTTCGCCATCTCTCCGACGGCAATCCCGACGGCACCGTGCTCGGCCAGAGCCCGAGCGACCTCATCTCGTTTTACAACGCCACGCCCACGCCGCAGCGCTCTGGCTCCGCACAGGCCGCGGTGCCAGCGACCGCGCCAACCAACGCCGCACCTTACGGCTTCAGCGAGGCGCAGGCACAAGCGATCGTCACCCTTCTGAACGAGATCCGCGCGACGCTCGTCGGGCTGGGCCTGATGAAGGGCTCGTGATGCACGCCGACACACGGCTCTGGATGTACCGGAAGGGCGAGGCTCGCCTTTTCGGTGCCGCGGGCGAGGTGCCGCGCGAGGAAGGCTGGCAGCGATTTCCCGTCCTCGACGTCGGGGACGCTGAAGACGTGTCGCCCAAGGGGGACGCGCCCGATGCCGAAGCCCTCGACACCATGTCCCGCCGACGCATGCTTGAACTTGCAGGCGATTGCGGTCTGAAGGTCGAGCCGGGCTGGACGAAAGCCCGTCTCAGGCAAGCGCTAGGCGAGGTTCTCCATGACTACGGCGCGTGACGTCATCACCGGCGCGTATCGGCGGCTGGGTCTCCTGCCGCTCGGCGCGAACCTCGATCCGGCGCGCGCCGTCGCCGGGCTGCAAGCCTACGGTGGCATGCTCGGCGCATGGGCCGCCGATGGCATCGTCGCGGGCAACGTGACGCCGGAGACCGCCGACCTTGACGACGATTTCCCGCTTCCGCCTTGTTTCGTGGAAAGGGCGAAAGCGCTGCTCGCGGTCGAATTGGCGAGCGAAAGCGGCATCGAGGCGCAACCTTCGATCCAGAGCCGTGCGAAGAAGGCTTACGCTGCAATGCTCGCCGCCTTCGTAGCCGCGCCTGAGGCATCGCAAGACCGGGCGCTCACCGCGCTCCCGAGCCAGCGCCGCTAGTCCGTCTGGTGCCGCTCCGATTGGCGCGCAACGCGGAGCATTTCAACAAGCAAAGGAGGCGGGGCCAGCCCCGTCCCTCAATACCGGCTCCGGCGCTCCAAGAAGCGCGACCTCACCTCAAACCCTCACCGCAGAAGCGCTCAACGCTCCCGGAGGAATGTCATGGTTTCCGTCGAATTCGGTCACACATCGAACAAAGGCGCAAGCGGCGTCGTGTCGAACCAGCGCCTTCTCAACGGCTACGCCGAGGCCATGGGGCAAGCGGCAAAGGCCTCGCTTCCGGTCTATGCGGTGCCAGGCACAAGACGCTTCGACCGGGGTGAGACCGGCCTGGGTGGCCCCTGCCGTGGGATGCTTTACGTCTACGGCAAGGGGCTTTACGTGATCGCGGGCACGCGTGCGGCGCTATTCGATGACGCAGGCAATGCTACGGTGGTCTCGGGCGAGATCGCGGGCAGTTCCATGGTCGTCATGGCCGCGAACCAGGAGACGAACCCGCAGATCGGCATCGTCGCCGACGGGGTCTATTACGTGCTCGACACCGCGGCGAACGCCATCGCCGCCCCCGATATCACGACGCTTCCCGCTCCGAACGGCGTGACCTTCCTGGACGGCTATCTCGTCCTCTCCATCGCCGACGGGCGCATCTTTCACACCGCGCTAAACGACGCGGTGACAGTCAATGCCCTGTCATTCGCGACCACCACGAGCCGCTCGGATGGACTTCGCCGAATCGTCACGCACCGGGGCGCCCTCATCGCACTCGGCGAGGCGAGCCTGGAAATCTGGGAAAACGCAGGCACCACGCCGTTCGCCTTCGCGCCGATCCGCGCCGATATCGACATCGGCTGCATTGCGGAGCACACGGCCGCAAGCGTCGGGGACTCGCTCCTCTTCGTGGACCATAACGGCGTCGTCCGGCAACTCACCGGGTCGGAGCCGCAGCGCATCTCCACACACGCCATCGAGCGCGCCATCGCCGCGCTGTCGTGGGACGAGCGGCGCGCGCTTTATGCCGTCTACACGCATTTCAACGGCCATGACTTCTATGCCGTCACGAGCCCCTACTGGACGTTCGAATTCGACCTCGCCACCGGGCTTTGGCACGAGCGGGCGAGCGGCGAACTCGATCACTGGACGGCGCGTGGGCATGCCTCTTTCAACGGCAAGGTGGTGATCGGTTCGGGCATCGATGCGAGCCTTCACGTGCTCGACGATGCGTCTTACACGGCAAGCGGCCAACCTTATCTCTTTCTTGCGCAGTCGGCACCGCTGCATGCCTTCCCGAACGGCCTCATCGTCGACCAGCTCGATGTCGACATCATTCCCGGGGTCGGCATGACGAGCAACGACGAGGACACCGCCGACCCTAAGCTGATGCTCGACTGGTCGGACGATGGCGGCACCACCTGGACCGGCGGGCGTGTCGCCTCCCTCGGCCGCGTGGGCGAGCTATTTACGGTAGCGAGTTTCCATCAGCTCGGCGCGGCGCCCCGCGGCGGCCGAACGTTTCGCCTCGCATCGTCGTCGCCGGTCATGCGCGGCATCCTCTCGGCAAAAGCGCGCGTGCGCGCCATCGCACCATGAGGACCGCATCATGACCGGAAAGGACAACCTGTTCAGTCCGTTCGGCTTTTCGGTCGATCGCAAGGGCCGCGTCGACAACAACACGCGCGCCTTTCTCTCGAAGTTCAAGGCACGCACCGGCCCAGCCATCGCGGATCTGGAAAGCGACGCATCGTGGACCGAGATCGCGGCCACGGCAAATGCGCTCATCCGCGAATTTGTGGCGCAAGGCTGGACTGAAAAAGGCTTCGATGCGAACGAAACGGCCTATGCGAGCGCCGTCCGCGCCGTGACAATGATCCCCGCCGCGGCCGAGTTCGCCTATGCGCCATATGAAGTTTTGCGCGACCAGGTCACGGCGGGCACTGAATATGTGGCGACGGAAAACGCCTTCAGCATCTATGGGCGCGACATGTGGCTCCTCGCCCATGCCGCCGCAAACAGGGCCGGGCGCATCGGCGGCGCGGCATGCGACTGGCGCACTTCGCTCGACTTGATGCAGAGCCAGTTGCCGAACGCGAAGCTCGTGAACCTGTTCGTCTCGTGGTACGGCACCGACCTCCGCGCGGGCGAGTGCAAGCTCGTGCCGGGCGTCACGCGGTCGAGCTTCGAGACCATGCCGAACCGCTGGAGTTGCGCGGGCTTATCGCGCGGCGAGGCGCATGTCGTCTCGCAGGTGGACGGCAACGCGGCTTTCGGCGGCACGCCGGACGACACATCGCTGATCGCCTGCATCAAGGATCTGAAGGCGCGCAAGCTCGAAGTCGCCTTCACGCCGTTCATTCTGATGGACATTCCGGCGGGCAACGCGCTGCCGGACACGCTTCGGGGCGGGGCGGGTCAACCGGCCTATCCATGGCGCGGACGCATCACGAAGGCTTACGCCACCGCGGACAGGTCGGCCGAGGTCGAGGCGGAAGTCGCAGCATTCGTCAGGCAGTATCGCGCCTTCGTCTTGCATTATGCGCAGCTTTGCGCGGATGCGGGCGGCGTGGATATCTTCCTGCTCGGCACGGAGCTTCGCGGCCTGACGTGGCTTCGCGGCGCGGAAGGGGGCTATCCTTTCGTTACGGCGCTGAAGCAACTGGCGGCCGACGTGAAGGCGATTCTGCCGGGGGCCAGGCTCTCCTACGCCGCGGACTGGTCCGAATGGTTCGGCCATCAGCCGCCTGACGGCACGGGCGATGCTGTCTTTCATCTCGATCCGCTGTGGACGGACCCGAACATCGACGCCATCGCCTTCGACAATTACTGGCCGCTGTCGGACTGGCGAGACGGCACGCCGAACATGGACCGCGCGCTGAAGGAAGACGGCACGCTGACGGCCATCACCGATTACGACTATCTGATGGGCAACATCAGAGGCGGTGAGGGCTACGACTGGTACTACGCCAGCACCGCCGATCGCGACGCCCAGATGCGTTCGCCTATCACCGACGGCGGCTACCACAAGCCCTGGATCTATCGCTACAAGGACATATGGGGCTGGTGGGCGAACCCGCATTACGACCGCCTCGGCGGCGTCGAAGCAGCGGAACCAACGGCCTGGGTGCCGCGCTCCAAGCCGTTCTGGTTCACCGAACTCGGCTGCCCCTCCATCGACAAGGGATCGAACCAGCCGAACGTGTTCCACGATCCGAAATCGGCGGAAAGCGCTCTGCCTCATCACTCGACCGGCCAGCCGGACAACCTCATCCAGCGCCGCTACCTCCATTCGATGCTGCGCTTCTTCGACGAGACCGACGCCGCGTTCGAGGAGGCGAACAACCCGCAAAGCACCGTCTATGACGGTCGCATGGTCGATGTGTCACGCATCATGATCTACACATGGGACGCGCGGCCCTATCCGTACTTTCCGCTGTTCTGGTGGGTCTGGAGCGACGCCGCGAACTGGGCTTACGGCCACTGGATCGCGGGCAAGCTTTCAACCTACGCCTTGCCGACGGAGCTTGACAGCATGGCCAAGACGACCACCTACGCGCCCCGCCACCCCTATATCGTGGACCCGGCGACGGGCAAGCTCGACAAGCAGTATGCGGATTTCTTCCAGAGCATCGAGTTCGTGAAGGGGAGCGCGATCGCGAACGTGCCGCTCGAACCGACCGCCTCTGAGGCAGCCGCCGCGATCAATTCGTTACTCGCGGTGCTCCGCGCGCAGAACAGGCTCGCCACATGAGCGGCGTCGTTAGACAGGCGAGCGAGGCCGACGCCGCCCGTTTCGTGGAACTGGCCTTGCGGTTTTATGCCGAGGAAGGCGCACGGCGCGCCGATCCGCGCGCGCTCGCCCGTTTCGCCTTCGCGCAAATTTTCGAGCGAAACCGGGTGCTGCTGGCAGCGAAAGAGCCTGCGGTGGCCGTCCTCGCGGGCATGATCGCGCCGCACTACCTCACGGGCGAGCCGACCGCGTTCAAAACCGCCTGGTACGCGCAGCCCGGCGCGCGAGGCTACGGCGCATCTCTTCTGCGCGCCTTCGAGGCATGGGCGATTGAAAAGGGCGCGACGCGGCTCCTCGTTGCAGGGCGGATGCCCCGCACTCTCACGCTGCTCGAACGGCTTCGGTTTCAGCCCCTCGAAACAGTCTACGCAAAGGATCTTCCATGGCAGAAGCAGCAGTAACGGCCCTCCTCGGCGGCGCGACTTCGGCGGCGGCCTCCTATCTCGGCGCGCAGACGACGGCGAAGGCCGCGAAAGAGGCAGCCGCACTTCAGCAGAAGCGCTACGAACAGGCGGTGAGCTATCAGGAGCCCTATCTGGCGGCGGGCACGAATGCGCTGGCACTCTACAACAATGCGACAGGCGCGAACGGATCGGATGCGCAATCAACGTATTACGAGAGTTTCAAGACCGATCCCGGCTTCACCGCAAGCGTGGATTACGGGTTGAGCAGGATCGAGGCATCCGCGGCGGCGAACGGCATGGGGCTTTCCGGCAACACGCTCGCCGCGCTTCAGGACTACTCGCAGAAGTCGCTTTCGGATGCCTATCAGACCCGCCTGAACAATCTCTACAAGACAGCGACACTCGGCGCGAACGCGGCGAATGCGTTGACAAGCGCAGCCACGTCGAGCGCCTCGTCGACAAGCGGCGCGCTACTCTCGGCGGCGTCGACCGAGGCGGCTGCCTTGACGAGCGCGGTCAATGCGCTAACCGGCTCCGCCAAAAACCTCGCCTCCTATTATTACGGCTCCTGA